GAACTTAATGCATTGTATAATATATCAGATGTTGTTATTAACATTGGATCTAACGAAGGTTGGGGTCTAAGTTCTACAGAAGCAATTCTTTCTGGAACTCCTATTATTAATAATGTAACCGGCGGATTGCAAGATCAATGCGGGTTCCAAGATGAAAATGGCGAATGGATTCGTTTCGATGGCGAATTTGCAACTAACCATACTGGTAAATATAAATCACATGGCGTTTGGGTAGAACCAGTATTTCCTAGCAATAGAAGTTTACAAGGCTCGCCTCAAACACCATATATATTTGACGACCGAGTAAAATTTGAAGATGTCGCCGATGCAATTGCATATTGGTATAACACACCAGAAACACTTCGAAGTGAAATGGGATTAGTTGGAAGAACATGGGCATTAGCTAATGGTTTAACGGCAGAACAAATGGGTAACAAAATGATTCATATGATTGATTATTTATTCGATTGCAATAAAGAAGCAAGGCCAACATATACATTTACAGCATTTGAAGATAAAAAATACAAAAACACAGGAATTGTAAAATAATGAGAAAAGTAGTTATAGCATCGCCAGTAGCGACACAATCAGGTTATGGTCATCATGCACGAGAAGTAATATCTCAATTAATTGAACAAAGAAGTTCAGATTGGGACATTAAATTAGTTTCATTACCATGGGGACATACTCCATTTACATATCCATTAACAGATGATTTGAAATCTAGAATCATTCCGTTACCATTATCAGAACAACCAGATCTTTGGATTCAAATTACAGTTCCAACTGAATTTCAACCTATAGGTAAGATTAATATTGGTATTACTGCAGGAACTGAAGGCGATATTTGTCCACCTGAATGGATTGATAGATTAAATGCAATGCAGATGGTTATAGTACCATCAGAATTTACTAAAACAGTGTTTGAAAACACAGCTGAGCAAAATCAGAAATCAATTACAACCGTAATTAAAGTAATACCAGAATATTTTGATGAAAATGTTTATAATGGTAAATATGAATCATTAGTTACCGAATTAGATTCAATTACTGAATCATTTGCATTTTTAACGGTAGGACATTGGTTGCAAGGTGGAATGGGCGAAGACCGCAAAAATATCAGCGGTTTGGTTTATTCATTTTTTGAAACATTTAAAAATCAAAAAGATCAACCAGCATTAATATTAAAAACAAGCGGTGCAACTTATTCAGTAACCGATCGAATGGAGATTGAACGACGAATCAGTCAAACCAAGAATTTATTCAAGAAAACAGATCGATTACCAAAAATATATTTATTGCATGGCGACTTAACAGATAAAGAAATGAATTCATTGTATATGCACCCAAAAATAAAAGCAATGTATTCATTAACAAAAGCAGAAGGCTTCGGAAGACCGTTATTAGAGTTTTCAACTACAAGTAAGCCAATTATAGCACCACACTATTCAGGTCAAGCTGATTTCTTAAAAAGCGAATTTATTTGTGAAGTGAAAGGTGGCTTATCAGATATTCATCCTAGTGCTCAAAATGAATTTTTGATCAATGGAGCAAAATGGTTTACTCCAGATTATGGTTATGCAGGACAATGTTTAAAACAAGTTAGAAAAGAATATAAAAAATGGCTTGAATTAGCAAAACGACAAAAGTTTTTTGCAAAATCTAATTTCAATAAGTCAGCGGTAACGAAAAAATATCAAGACGTGTTAACCGAAGTTGATACATTGTTAGATGTAATTCCAAAACCAATGTCATTAAAATTACCTAAACTAAAAAAGGTATAACATGAAAATAAGTTATGCAATAACAGTATGTAATGAATTTATTGAAATACAACGTCTCATTTCCTTTTTATTAGAACATAAAAGATTACAAGATGAAATTGTAGTATTAGTAGATTTATCAAAAAATGAACCCACTTCTGAATTATTAGGGTACTTACATAAATTAAGTTCCAATGATCAAATTAATTTGGTTGAAGATTCATTTAGAGGACATTTTGCAGATTGGAAAAATTTATTAACATCAAAATGCACCGGTGAATGGATTTTTCAAATAGATGCAGATGAAATCCCTCATGAAAATTTAATGAAAAATCTTCCATTGTTATTAGAAGAAAATCCATTAGCAGATATGATTCGAGTACCTCGGGTAAATACAGTCGAAGGATTAACTGAAGAACATATTCGTCGTTGGGGATGGAATGTGAATGAAAAGGGTTGGGTAAATTGGGCAGATTGGCAGATGCGAATTTACAAAAATAAATCAGAAATTAAATGGATTAATCGAGTTCATGAAGTATTAGAAGGATTTAGGATTCACGGAATGCTTCCTATAGAAGAAGAATGGGCTTTATATCATCCTAAGACAATTGACCGACAAGAAAAACAAAACGAATATTACGATACATTATGAAAAAAGAAATTTTAATTATTGTTCCATCTAGAAGCGGGAACAGTGTGCGTTATCCAAATGTAGATAGATTTATTGAAAATTGGAAATTGAATTCAGAAGGCTTAAGTGATTTATGTATTGCCTTAGATGATGACGATGATTTTAAATATCCTAGACGCGATGGAGTTATTTATGAAGTAAATCCTAGAGTTCGAATGATTCCGACATTGAATCAAGTTGCAGTAAAATATAAAGATGAATATAAGTATATTGCATTTTTTGGTGACGACCACGTAATACAAACTAAATGGGAATCCGAATTCATCGAATTCTTTAAATCAAATAACAATGTAGGAATTGCATACGCAAATGATTTATTGCAAGGGGAACGATTACCAACAGCTGTTTGTTTAACATCTAATATCGTAGATGCATTAGGATATATGGTGCCAACTAATTTAGTACATATGTATGCCGATAACTTTTGGTTAGATTTAGGACGAAAATTAAATATAATTAAGTATTTTGATAATATCATATTCGAGCATATTCATCCAGATAATGGAAAAGCTGTTAGAGATTCACAATATATGGAAGCAAATGCTGTTTTTTCTATAGATCAACAACAATATAGCCATTATGTAAACAGCAATAAATTCAATGAAGATATTTTAAAAGTAAATAAACTTATATCATGAGACATAAAACATTTGACAAACCGCATAGCCATGATGCAGAATGGTATAAAGATCGAGAAGCAGTAGATCATATAAATCAAAGTAATCATCGACCTAGATTGCTGCAAGTTCAAGATTATTTAATTGAATTGTTAGATAAACATCCGAATTATACAATTTGTGACTTTGGGTGTGGTAATGCTGGATTAATTCGAGAAATACAATCTAAAGTATCAAATAAAATTTGGGGATATGATTTATGTCCTGCAAATGTAAAAGATGCACATTCAAAAGGAAATGAAAATAATGTATTTTATACAGACTTCATTAATGATAATAATTTAGAATATCCAGATATTGTTATATGCACTGAGGTATTAGAACATCTAGTAGATCCAGATGCGTTTATAACAAAATTATTAAATAATGGCGTTAAATATATTATAGCATCATCACCTAATTACGAAACTCCAACTAATCACGAACCATACCATTTGTGGGTATTTAACGGAGATTCATATAAAGAAATGTTTATTGATACTGGATGGGATGTTATAACACATCACAAAGCTGATTTTCAATATATTGTAGCAAAAAGACCAAAAAAATGACATATTCGCAACATGGAGAAGATCTTATCGTAGATGAATTAAACATTATTAATGAACATTCTACGATATTAGATATCGGAGCTAACGATGGTATAACATTTTCAAATTCTAGAATGTTTATACAAAAATATAATTGTAATGCATTCTTAGTTGAACCAACTAGCAATTGTGTATCATTATTAAATGATTTATATGAAAATACTAAAAATGTACATGTATTACCATATGCAATTTCAACTCAAACTGGTGAATTAGAAATTAATATTGGGAATTTAATGGATTTGCCTACATGTATCAATCAAGTTTCAACATTATTAGATTCTGAAAAACAATATTGGGAATCTAGTAGAGGTGTAGAATATTCAAATGAAATAGTACAAAGTATACAACCTAAGCAGTTAATTGATATGATTAAATCATATGATATTAACAATGTAGATTTATTAAGTATTGATACAGAAGGTCTAGATTATTTCATATTGAATGAATTATATTCATTGGATATCATTCCTAAAATTATAATTTTTGAATGGAATCGTAAAAATGATGTATTGTCAAAATGTATGGAATTACTAGGTTCAAAATATGAATTAATTTATAAAAACGATGTAAATCTTATTTTTAAGCTATCATGAACATAACATATATTATTCCAACTGTTGGTAGAACTAGTATCAGTAATACCATACAATCAATTTTAAATGAAGATAAAACCGCCAAAATTTTAATACAAAGAGGTGGTACTGCTGGCAAGAATAGAAATTTATCAATGATGATGGAAATTATTTCAAATGAAATGGATTTCATTCAAACCGATTTCATTGCGTTTATTGATGATGATGATTTTTATTCTCCTGGATATTTGCAACAAATAGATCTAGATTATGATTTAATTGTTATGAGAATGAATCAAAATGGTACTATTATACCAAGACCCGATAATGTTTTACGAGGCGGTAATGTAGGAATTAATTTTGTAATTAAATTAGATTTACTTAGAAAAGTATTTATCAATGATGGTAACTTTAATACAGAATATCTATTTGATGATTACCCTGGAGAAGATTGGAGATTTTTAGAAAAAATTTTACAATATAATCCTAAAGTAAAAATTACAGAAGATGTATATTACAATTGTAGTCAAGTAAATCATATGTTGCCAGAACATTTACAATATAAACCAGATTAAATATATGAACAAGATTTTATATACGCTACATGTAATGTGGTATGAATCTAAAATGTTAAATGAAACTTTAGATTCATTAAATGATGCTATAAAAAATAGTCAAGACCTGGTTGATATACATATATGTTTAAATTCGCAAACATTTATCGAAAAGCCAGAAGAAGGTATAGACCCAGAAAAGATGTTTGATGAATTTATATCACATCCCATTTTAGAAAATGCCGTTATCGTTAAAAAAACAGATTCTGATGAATTTTATAATATTGGCGATTGGCGCCGAGACATATACGGCTCGGGATATGATTATAAATACATAGTATGGGGCGAATCAGATTGTTTAGTACCAGAAGATTATTTCTTTCTACTAAATAACATTGATATCGATCATCCACATTTTATTTCTTTAGCAACGAGAAAGATGTGGGATGCAACGTGGGATGATGTTGAACATGTTTGGATTAAACCATATCCAAGAAACGGGCCAGCAGAAAGACCAGAGCAAGCACCGCAACCATTTAATTGTACAGATTATATTTCAATTGAACAATTAAATGAATTCAATAATAAATTTGATCCTTTATTAGTTAAATTAGATCGTTTAAAAATCGATGGCAATATGACTGCATTATCAAAAGGATTGCCATATCCATTTTTACCATTAGATTTACATTTTTGTCGAGAAGATCATTGTTTAGAAATGTTTTTTACAAAAAAACAAATTCCACAATATCATATTTCAACTAGATTAAAAGGACATAATCAAGTGCATCCAAAAAAACGCATAGGAACTTTGAATCAAAAGAATGATTCCTTATATAAAGAATATGAGCGAGCTGCTTACCAAAGTATTTTTAAATTTATAGAAAGCATATGAAAATTTTAATCACAGGACATTTAGGATTCGTTGGACGATCTTTTTTGAGATATTTTAAAGACAAACATGAAATTACTGGAATTGATTTGAAAGAAGGTAATGATTGTAGAGACTTTTTTAAACATTCAACACAGCAATTTGATTTAATTATACATTTGGCAGCAATAGTTGGTGGTAGAGAAACAATTGAAAATGAACCATTATCAGTAGCAACAGATTTGTCAATTGATTCTGAATTTTTCAATTGGGTAATTAAAACTAAACAGCCTAGAGTTGTATATTTTAGTTCTAGTGCAGCATATCCAGTTCACTTACAACATCCAGAATTGCAATATCATCTCAAGGAATCAGATATCAATTTAGATGATATACGCTTACCAGATTATACATATGGTTGGGCAAAGTTAACCGGAGAATATTTAGCAAAGTTTGTTAGAGAACAAGGAACTAAAGTTTATGTATTTCGTCCGTTCTCAGGATATGGAGCAGATCAAGATTTAACATATCCATTCCCATCATTTATTAATCGAATCAAAAGAAAAGTTTCAGAGTTTGAAATTTGGGGTGATGGTACACAGGTTAGAGATTTCATTCATATGGATGATATTGTAGAAGCAGTGATGACAGTTGTGGATAACGATGTACAAGTTGATGCATTGAACTTAGGAAGTGGCATTGCAACACCATTTAATGAATTAGCAGAAACAATGTTTCAAATTAGTAAATGGCGTCCAGAAAATGGAATTAAGCATTTATTAGATAAACCAATTGGAGTATCATATCGTGTTTGTGATCCATCATTGATGTTATCAATATACAAACCAAAATATACATTAGAAGAACGAATTGAAAAGATATTACATGAAAAATAATATATCATTACTAGTAGGTTTAAAAAACAATTTAGAATATAATAAACATTTCTACGATACAACTAGAGAATTATATCCTGATGTAGAAATATGTTTTGTTAGTTATGCATCTACTGATGGAACTAATGAGTGGTTAGACACATTAGCTGATAATAATTTAAATTATTTTTATTCAACTGAAACGAAAACGTTTTCCGATACATTTAATAAAGCTGCAGAGATAGCTACAAAAGATTATGTAGCATATCTTCATAATGATATTGTATTAGCGCCAGGATTTTTGGAAAATTTAGAGAAACATGTATCAGATAACAATGTGGTTGCATATACCACAATAGAACCGCCTATATTCTCAGATCATGAGCGTCCTGGTAAAATTATTCATGATTTAGGCGACTCGTTAGAGACGTTCGATAAAGATGCTTTATATGAATTTGTTAAAAAGAAACAGCTTAAGTATTTAGATAAAATCGAGCCTGGCATTACGTTTTTTATGTGTATGCCTAGAGTTAAATTGTTAGAACTTGGCGGAATGGATAATTTATTTAATCCAATGTTCTGCGAAGATGATGATTTAATTCGCCGTTGGGAAATGTTAGGTATGAATTGTTTTACTGCACTAGATTCAATATGTTATCATTTTGTTAGTAAGACATCTAGATTTTCAGAGGAGTATCAACATCGAACTAAACAAATTGAAAATAACTCTATTAAAAATTTTATTAGAAAATGGGGTAGTAGACATCATAAAGCTCCAAAATATAATATTGCATTTCGTGTAGAAAATTGTTCTATAGAATTACTTAATATATTAGAGCCATGGTGTGATAGAATATATTCAGATGCAGAATGGATGAAATATATAACCATAGAACAACCTAATACTAAATTTGATTTAAGAAAACGGTGTATGTCATTAACTGACTCAGATCGATATGATTATGATGATATTGTAGTTGAAATCAATGGTAACCAATTTACACAACAAGATTATCAATTAATCGAAAATCTTTCAGCAATAATTCAAGATTCTGGTGAAGTAGGCACATTTTGTTTAGATAATCTGAATATTACTATTATCACACTCGAAGAACACACAAACGACTTACTTTATCTCGTGTAAACTGCTTTGCCATATATTTATACAAAAAGGGAGAATTTATGGCAAAGTTTACGGACATTTTTAAAAATTCAAATGACTTCAATGAAAAAACTATCATTGGTTTTATGTCATTTGCGGTAATGACAATTGCAATGTTTGTCGATTTAGTTACTGGGTATTTTGGTAACGAATTGAAATTGAATGAGTATATTTATAATTCATTCGTTGTTGTTACTTTAGGTAGTTTAGGTATTGCAGGTTTAGAAAAATTTGCAGGTAAAGGAAAAGATACCACTAACGAGGAAGAATAATGAGTTTAAAATCGTTACAAGAAAAAATCGGTGTTACTGCTGATGGAGCTTTTGGTCCTGGCACAATGAAGAAAGCTATGGAGTTCTATAAATTGACTCCAGTTAGAGCAGCACACTTTTTTGCTCAAACCGCTCACGAAACGGGAGGGTTCAAAGCATTTTCAGAAAATTTAAATTATTCAGCACAAGGATTACAAGGAATCTTTGGAAAATATTTTCCTGGAACATTAGAAGAGTCTTATGCGCGGCAACCAGAAAAGATTGCCAACCGAGTGTATGCAAGCCGAATGGGGAATGGCGATGAAGCATCAGGGGATGGTTGGAAATTTAGGGGCCGAGGTGCACTACAACTCACAGGAAAATCGAATTATCAAGCATTTGCAGAATATCTTAAGAAACCAGAGATATTAGACACCCCAGATCTAGTAGCAACTACTTATGCATTTGAATCTGCAATGTTTTTCTTTGATAGAAATAAACTTTGGTCAATTTGTGATCAAGGTGTGAATGATGCTGCTATTTTAGCTTTAACAAAGCGTATCAATGGTGGCACCCATGGTTTAGAAGATAGAAATGCAAAAACTAAAAAATATTACGAATACGTGAAATAATGGCATATACAAGAGAACAAATCGAAACAGCTGTTAAAGCCAAAGGGTATGTTTGGTTCGAAGGCGCAAAAGACTTTGACTTGAATATCGTAGGAGTACGAAATTCAGACACAGGTCAAACAGTAACCAATTTATTTGATGATGCAATGACTGTATCATATAAAGAAGGTGGTGAATGGAAATTCCAACAATGGGTTTGTACAACAGATCCAGGAAAAAAAGGTGTTAAAGAATATCATAATGCTGCAGGTGTAGCTCGTTTAGTAGAAGGACAATATAGAGGTTCTCATACTTTAGGATTGCATCAAGGTAAATATGAAGCTCTTAAACAACAAAAGCCAGTTAAGGTTTACCGCGATGCTAATCGTGATATGACTTACGATGAAGGTAAAATTGCTGAAGGTGTTTTTGGTATCAATATTCATAAAGCAGGCGCAGATTCTACGTATGTAGAGAATTGGAGCGAAGGCTGCCAAGTATTTAAGAAAGCTGCTGACTTCGAATCATTTATGACTATCTGTCGTAAAGCAGCTGCCATCCATGGTAAATCATTTACTTATACATTAATTGAATCAGCGGATATCAAGTAATGAAAACAACTACATTAACAACCGCAGGGATATATTCAGTGAGTACAATTGCAGCATTTATCTGCACTTATTTTTTCAACTTAGCAATGGCAAATTCAGATCAATATTTGGCATTGGTTGGAGTAGTAATGGCAGATGGCTTCTTTGGCGTAATTGCTGGAACTAAACGAGAAGGATTTCAAACATTTAAAGCACTTAAGGTTTTAAGAACTTTGGTAACATGGATTATTCTTCTTACAACGTTGTTAATGGTAGAAAAAGGATTTAAAGGGACTAGTTGGTTAAGTGAAACTGTTCTAGTCCCTTTTATTATATTTCAATTAATTAGTGCATTAAAAAATGCATCGATGGCAGGCTTCATTCAAATGGAAGCATTGAATGCAATTCTAGACAAAGTAGATCTACACAAAGGCGATCGTAAATAATTTGGATGTAATCATATTATTCCTTATTATTTATTATGAACTATAAACATATCGCCGCATCTTTCTTTTTATTTTTATTTGGACAAATCATAGTATGGGTTCAAGTTAATGGACCTTTAATTTGGCCATGGGCGAAAGAATATAGATACTTATTAATGGTATTAGGTATTCCTATAACCTGGTTGTTCATGGAAGCAACTAAATTCTCAGTTTCAGGTTTTGAAAATTTATTTTGGCCAGGTCGGTTTATGTCATTTACTGCAGGGATATTTATATTTACAGTTATGACATATATGTTTCGAGAAGAAGCAATCAATGCAAAAACAGCAATATCTTTAACGTTAGCATTCTCTCTTATTTTAGTACAGCTATTTTGGAAATAAGGATATTTATAATAGATGCTGAAAGAATATCAAACACAGAACTCGTTGAATCCAAAACTATGGGATGACTTTCATCTTAAAGGGAATCTACAAGAAAAATTTATACAAATTGCAGAACATTTTTATGAATTCTTAGAAACATCTGCAACGATCTTAGATATCATACTAATTGGTAGCAATGCTAATTATAATTGGACTAAGTATAGTGATATTGATTTACATGTTGTAATAAATTATTTAGAAGTTGGCGATAATTTACATCTTGTAGAACAATATCTCCGAGCAAAAAAGAGCATATGGAATACAAATTATCCTTTAAAATATAAAGGAATGAACATTGAATTATATGCTCAAGATTCAAATGATGAATTACATTCTTCAGTTGGCGTATATTCATTATTGCATAAAAAATGGATAAGAAAACCTTCTCCCGAAATTATTTCAATTGATGATTCTGATATTGAACATAAAGCAGCTCCATATGAATATGAAATCAATGCATTAAAATCAGATGATCCTGAATTAGAATATAAAATAAAAGACATCTTAGAAAGATTGAGAAATCTTAGAGCTGCGGGACTTGAAGCTTCAGGAGAATATTCTATAGAAAATTTAGCATACAAACATTTACGTAATAAAGGATATTTGAATAAAATAAAAGAACTATTACATAAATCAGTTTATGGTAAATTAGAAATTGATGAATCTGTAATTGATTCATTAGCTAAACATGTTACTAAAGAAACTATTTTATCTGATGATGATTGGTCTAACATAATAACAAAAACTAATGGTGTACATGATTCAATGGGGCAGTGGAAACACCCAGGTAAATGTACCATGATTCCTAGTAATAACATTACAATGAAACAAGTATCATACGAAGTATTAGGCATTGACGATACTGGACATATGATATTAATGAAGCCAGAACGTACATATACATTCCCAGGGTCTAAAGTATTTGAAATACCTAGAACACCTCAATGGCAAACATTAATGATACAATTGGCAAATAAAATTAGAAATGGAGGCCGCTATGTCTAAAGGATTAGGTAGTGATATCAAAAAAATAACTAAAGCTACGGGTTTAGATCAATTAGCAAAACAGATTGCTCAGATATTAAATGAAGATTGCGGATGCGATGAGCGTGCAGAATGGTTAGATGAAAAAACCAAAAATTGGCCTATTTATAAAAAAAGGAATATAAATGGCGATAATAAATAAAACTGGTATTACTAACGGCGGCACTATTCAAGCAGAACATGTTACTAGAGCGATTGATGCATTAAGTGGCGTTAGTACAGACACAATTGTAGCTACTGGTTCGTTTAGTGGTTCGTTAGTAGGAACAGCAACTAGTGCATCATTTGCAACAACTGCATCTGTAGCACAAAGAATCGGCCAAAGTGCAGCTTCTGGCGATGGCGCAATATATGTTAATACCGGATATGGTGCCGGCCAAATACAATTGGTAATTAATATCGGCGGCGCTGCATATGAATTCATTGGTAATGAAATATAAAAGGTTAAGATGAAAAAATTAAATGAATGTGATTGCGGATGTGGTGGCAACGGCAGCTGCAATGATAATGATAGCAATTATATGTTTTTTGGTAATTTAAAAATCATTAAAAAATATGTAGATGCAATGTTAGAGATGGATGCAGACCAAGTTCAAGAAATATTAAGTAATGGACATGATTGGGCGGCAGATCATATTGCAACATCAAAAGATGATGTACAAGAAGTTGGTGATTTCTTAATGAATGAAATGCAGCATGGCCATGAAATGGATTCATATAATATGCAGCAACCTCAATTTGTCCCTGCAGGATTCAAGAATCATCTAAAACAATTGATGCCAGAGCGTATTGAAAAAACAGAAGCAGGTTATTTTGCTACTACAGAAACGGGTAGACGATTATCTAAAAAACCTAAATCTAAAAAAGCTGCATTGAAACAATTGGCTGCAGTTGAAATTTCAAAACATAAAAATAAATAGTTATATGTCATACTTAAATGCAAATATACCAATTATCAACTGTTTAATTAAAAACGAATTTTTATTTAATCATAAAAAAGGAAAAGGTGAATTTACGCCATGTGATGTACA